CGATATGCGAACATCAACGATGGGCTTATAGTAAGCACATCTCAAGAAGACCACAGGTTCTCCAACAGAATCGCTGAGGTGGTTGAGTTACCAATAAACTATGACGGGCCAATAGACAAAGGAGATTTACTCCTTGTCCACCATAACGTCTTCAAGTTCTACTACGACATGAAGGGCAGGCAGAAGAGCGGAAGGAGCTTTTTAAAGGACGACCTGTTCCTAGTTGACTCTATGCAGTTCTTTATGTATAGCAAAGGCGGTGAGTGGAAGACCCATGATAAGTACTGCTTTATAAAGCCATCTCCAGTCAAGGACTCGTTTATTAAAAAAAGGGGCAGCGAGGAGCCGTTAATCGGAACGATACGTTACATTAACAAGGATCTTGAGAGCTTTGGATTGAAGGAGGGTGATGAGATATCATTCAAGCCTGAGAGCGATTATGAGTTCACGGTTGATGGAGAAAAGCTGTACCGAATGTTCACGGACAATATAACTCTGTCGTTATAGTCATGGCGAATAAGAAAGAGTGGGATAGGAGTAGCAGAGATGAGTTCTCGGATGTTCAAAGAAGGATGACTGAGAAGACTCACGGAAGCAAGAAATACAATCGAAAAAAAGATGGATTCAAAAAGCATAAAGGAGGAGATTATAAAAGCTGGGGAGAGGGCGGTTCAGCAATTGATTAAGGTCGCCAAGGAAGAGATAATAAAACCAGACCTCGAAGATGAGATTGCAGCAGACAGGCTAAAGAACGCTGCCGCCACAAAGAAACTCGCCATATTCGATGCGTTTGAAATCCTTAGCAGGATAGAGGCTGAAAGAGACAAGCTTAATGATGTAGGACAACATAAAGAAGAAAAAACAGGTGGAGGATTTGCAGAGAGACGATCAAAAAAGTAGCCTGTACAAGATTGTAAATAATCTTATTCCAAGCTCTATTGTAAAAAAAAAGAACCAAGGTAAGTCTTGGGGCTATGGGTACAACGAGAAGTATGACGTTGTAGTCATCTCTAAGGACGGAACTATTGGTGACATATACCATATATCTGGCATAAACATAGCCATACCCCCAAGGCCACAGAAAACATTTTCTCGTAGTAATAAACACGCAGAGCAATACTGGGAGGCTCAGGAGTACCCAAAAGAACTCAGCAAGATTAAGAAGGTATTCCAGTGGAATGAGATGCCATCTGTTTTTAAATCAAAGTGGGTCGACTACATTGAGAATGAATTTGACAAGAGAGAGTCAGGGTATTGGTTCTATAACAACGGAACTCCCACCTACATCACAGGGTCTCATTACACGTACCTTCAGTGGACTAAGATAGACGTTGGCCTTCCTGATTACAGGGATGCAAATAGAATATTCTTTATGTTTTGGGAGGCTTGCAAGGCAGATAAAAGGAGCTTTGGGATGGTGTACCTTAAGATAAGGCGTTCTGGGTTCTCATTCATGGGTTCTCATGAGGCAGTAAATACCGCAACCCTAGCAGGTGACTCAAGGGTTGGGATACTGTCTAAGACTGGTGGAGATGCAAAGAAGATGTTTACGGACAAGGTCGTTCCTATAAATAGTAACTACCCGTTCTTTTTTAGACCTATCATGGATGGTATGGACAAGCCTAAGACGGAGCTGTCTTATCGTATTCCAGCATCTAAGATTACTAAGAACAATATGAACGATGTCGAGGCTGATGAGATGGATGGCTTGGACACGACAATTGACTGGAAGAATACAGACGACAACTCATACGATGGTGAGAAGCTATTGCTATTGGTTCACGATGAGAGTGGTAAGTGGTTAAACCCAAACAACATTCTAAATAATTGGCGGGTAACTAAGACCTGTTTAAGGCTGGGTAGTAAGATTATCGGAAAGTGCATGATGGGTTCAACATGTAATGCACTAGCAAAGGGTGGTGAAAACTTCAAGAAGCTATACAACGACTCAAGTGTATCTACACGAAACCATAACGGGCAGACAAAAACTGGGATGTATAGCCTGTTCATACCAATGGAATGGAACATGGAGGGTTTTATAGATAAGTATGGGATGCCAGTAATGGACACTCCAGAGAAGCCAATAGAGGGATGTGATGGGGATATGATATCTGTAGGTGCTATTGAGTATTGGCAGAACGAGGTGACCTCATTAAAACACGATGCAGACGCTCTTAACGAGTTTTACCGTCAGTTCCCACGAACAGAGTCTCACGCATTTAGGGATGAGAGCAAACAGTCCTTATTCAATCTAACCAAGATATATCAGCAGATTGATTACAACGACAACATGATAAAAGGCCACCACATCACGCAGGGGGGCTTCCACTGGGAGAACGGTATAAAAGACTCTAAAGTAATATGGTCTCCTAATTCTCGTGGGAGGTTCTTTGTTTCATGGCTCCCGTCATCACAGCTTCAGAACAGGTACGAGATGCGTAATGGAAAGAAGTACCCTGCCAATGAGCATGTAGGCTCGTTCGGGTGTGATTCATACGATATATCAGGCACTGTAGGTGGGGGTGGGTCAAACGGTGCGCTTCATGGGCTGACAAAGTTTAATATGGATGACGCCCCAAGCAATGAGTTTTTCTTACAGTACGTAGCCCGACCTCAGACAGCTGAGATATTTTTTGAGGATGTTCTAATGGCACTTGTGTTTTACGGGATGCCAATCCTTTGCGAGAACAACAAGCCAAGGCTGTTGTACCACTTAAAAAACAGGGGGTATCGTGGGTACTCAATGAACAGACCTGACAAGCAGTTTAATAAGCTATCAAAAACAGAAAAGGAGCTTGGCGGGATACCCAACACAAGCGAGGACGTAAAGCAGTCACACGCATCGGCTATTGAGTCTTATGTCGAGAAGTATGTTGGCCTAGATATGGAGGGTACGTTCAGAGACCCTGACGAGATGGGGTCAATGCCCTTCAACAGAACGCTTGAGGACTGGGCAAGGTTTGATATAAACGCAAGGACAAAGTTCGATGCGTCAATCAGTTCTGGGCTTGCAATCATGGCGAATCAAAAGAACCTATACACCCCACAAAAAGAACAGTCGAAAATAAGCATTAACTTTGCAAGATACAGTAACTCAGGCTCAACGAGCCAATTAAAGCGTTAGATGGAGGAAGTAACAGTAAATGTTTCCGCTGCGGGGTTCCCTGATCAGTTTGCAACAGACAGGGAAAAGGGAAGTTTAAGTTACGGCCTACAAGTCGGACAGGCTATACAATACGAGTGGTTTAGAAAGGACGGCAGTGGTTGTAGGTATTACAGTCAGTGGCAGCAATTTAACACGTTACGATTGTATGCTAGGGGAGAACAATCAGTAGCAAAGTACAAAAATGAGCTTGCTATAGATGGAGACCTTTCCTACTTAAACCTTGACTGGACTCCAGTACCTATCCTACCTAAGTTTGTTGACATCGTTGTAAATGGCATGTCTGATAGGTTGTTTAAGATAAGGGCATACGCTCAAGACGCATTATCTTCAGAGCATAGGAATAGATATCAAGAAAGGGTAGAGGCTCAGATGGTGAGTAAAGACCTTTTATTGCAGATACAAGAGGATTTTGGGGTTGACCCATTTACAATGAATCCTGACGAGGTTCCTGAGAGTGATGATGAGATGTCGTTACACATGCAACTTAACTATAAACCAGCTATTGAGATTGCTGAAGAGGTGGCTATTAATACTATACTTGACGAGAATAGATATCAAGACACTCGAAAGAGACTTGACTACGACCAGATGGTGTTAGGCATATCAGTCGCAAAGCACGAGTTTAGAAGAGGGGAAGGCGTTGTAATTGACTACGTAGACCCTGCCAATGTTGTGTATAGCTATACTGAAGACCCCTACTTTAAGGATTGTTTTTATTGGGGAGAGGTTAAGACTATTCCAATAGCAGAGCTTGTTAAGATAGACCCTGACATTACTCCAGAAGAAATGGGGACTATATCTAAATACAGTCAGAGTTGGGCCTCTTACTATAATATGTCTCAGTTTAGTGAGAGCGACCTATTCTATAGAGATACATGTACTCTACTCTACTTTAATTATAAGACAACTAAGAAGTTTGTTTATAAAAAGAAGAAGCTTGATAATGGAGGTGAGCGTATTATAGAGAAGGATGACGAGTTTAATCCACCGCAAGAGATGATGGATGAGGCTAATTTTGAGAAGGTCGAGAAGACTATCGAGGTTTGGTACGAAGGCATCATGGTTATGGGTACTAATATTGTGTTGAAGTGGGAGCTTGAAAAGAACATGGTAAGACCTAAGTCAGCCAGTCAGCATGCTATGTCTAACTACGTTGCGTGTGCGCCAAGGATGTACAAAGGGTCTATTGAGTCTCTTATAAAAAGAGCCATTCCATTTGCAGACCTTATACAGATTACGCATCTTAAGATACAGCAGTTAGTCGCACGTATTGTGCCTGACGGTGTGTTTATTGATGCAGATGGTTTGAATGAGGTTGACCTTGGGACAGGAAACGCATACAACCCAGAGGATGCCTTAAGACTTTACTTCCAGACTGGTAGTGTTGTTGGAAGGAGCTATACTCAGGATGGTGAGTTTAATAACGCACGAGTCCCTATTCAGCCCTTAAGTTCTAGCGGGGGAGCTTCTAAGATGCAGCTTCTTCTAGCCAACTACAACCACTACCTTGACATGATTAGGGCGGTTACGGGAATAAACGAGGCAAGAGACGGTACGTCTCCTAATCCAGACGCTCTAGTAGGCATTCAGAAGCTTGCGGCTCTAAGTTCTAATACAGCAACGAGACACATACTTGATTCAAGCCTTTACGTTTTAAGCAGGTTAGCAGAGGCGCTATCTTTTAGGGTTGCTGATATACTTGAGTATGCAGACTTTAGGGAGCAGTTCCTGAATCAGATAGGGAAGTATAATGTAAACACTTTAGATCAAATAAAGGATTTATATCTATACGACTTCGGTATATTTATAGAGTTGTCTCCAGACGAGGAGGAAAGAGCGCAACTTGAGCAGAATATTCAGATGGCACTATCCAAGCAGGACATTAACCTTGAGGATGCTATTGACGTTAGAGAGATAAAGAATATTAAGGTTGCTAATCAGCTATTAAAATTTAAGCGCAAGAAGAAGCAAGAGGCTGACCAGCAACAAGCAATGCAGATGCAGCAGATGCAGGCTCAGACACAGATGCAGTCACAACAGATGGCAGCACAGGCGGCACAGCAGAAGATACAGCTTGAGTCACAGGCTAAAATGCAATTGGAACAGGCTAAGACACAGCTAAGTATGCAGAGACTTGACGCAGAGGCTAATGCCAAATTGATGCTTATGGAGCGTGAGTTTGAGATGAATATGCAGCTACAGGGCATGACGCAGGAGCAGTTGCAAAAGCGTGAAGACATGAAGGAGGATGCGAAAGGTAAGCGTATTGACAAGCAGAATACACAGCAGTCAAAGCTTATCGAGCAGCG